TATTTACATCCAAGTCATTGTTGGTATCTGCTAATGTGCCACCGTTTGCTGCTGCTTGTTTGTCACCGCTACTATCTGTGTGCAAGTATTTCAAGCCATTGCTATTGCTATTATCGCTTGCATATTCTACACTTACTCCATATACTTTTTTAACAATCCCAGGAAGCCCAAAGTCATCGTCTTTTAGTTTGATATCAAATGTTGTTCCTGCGTCTGGCTCACCATCATAAGATATTATCTCATTTGTGCTTACTGCCATTGTCATCTTGTTAAATATATCTGTAATCGGGTTGCTTTTAACGTTGTCTGCAACTAGGTCCTCTACAAAAGTAAATGACTTTGTAATGAAGCTATATACGTATGCGTCACCATTATCAGCGGACTCATCGTTAGCGTCCCTAATTACCACTAAATGTTTATGTGTTGGCTCGTAGCCTATCATGGTATCTGCATTGACAAAAGACTCCCAATCAGATTCTATGATTTTAGTCTGCAAGTTTGTAATCCTACTGCCATCATATATATATAAACCGTTTTTATTTACCCAGCATACTCCAAACGGCGTTTTAGTTGTAGCTGCATGAAACTCTACACCCATATTTTGATGAGAGCTTTCTAAGAACCATTGCGTGTCAGCACCGCCACCTATATTTATTATGTATAACGTTCTATTCTTGTATGCGAGAAGTCGGTCTGCATATGCTTCTAACTTTACAAACTCTTCTCCATCATTTACACCAATGTCTATAAAGCTATTCGGTATAAACGTATCAAATTTATTTATCTCACTATATCTTAATCTATCGGGTTGATGTACTAAACTACCGGTAAAATCATCTACCTTTACGTTTGCTATGAACTTTCTCCTATTGCTTATAGCACTTGTCTTATATCCACCGCCTACATCTCCTACGTGATTGTACTGAACCGAAGAGGGATATCCATTTAATGTTTCAAAGGTGTCTACATTGTTCGCTGCTAAGTTTATAGTACACGTAATCGTTTCTGCGTCGTCAGTATGTGCTAAGGCCCAGCCTGTAAATCCGCCTTCTAAGCTAGAACGACACCCTTTAGAAAGGTCAATGTCACCAATTAACTCATATTCGCCTTTTACCGTAGAGTCTCTCATATACAACCTACCACCACTTATTCTACTATTGTAAGGGTGTACTGCTATAACTTTAATTTGTATATACTTACTAGAACCTATAGTAATAGTGCCTTTCATTTCTGACGGTAATGACTCTTGCCTATCATCGTAGATAAACGTTTGTGCAAACTCATACGTTCCCGCAGTCATTGTTCCTGCGCCAGGTTGCGTTACCTCTATATTGAAACCGTGACCAGGGTCAGGGGCAACTATGTAATTATTAGAGCCTGCGCTAGTGCTAACGGCAGAACTTACAGTTAATACTCCGCTACTATTAGCGCTTGTAATAGGGTGTTCTGTTTCATCCTCAAGATTAACAAGTATAAAGCCACCAGTATCTAAAGCTGTTTCATGTGCAGACCCTATACCGGCTCCGGGGTTAGCGTCAACAGTAGAGGAACTACTTAGTGTACCACTTTGAGTAATTGGACCTGTCATTACCAGTCCACCATTTGTTGGGAATCCGGCCATAGTGGATTCTACAACAAAGTTTTGCTCAAAGGGCCTGTATAGTCCAGAGTCTGTTGCCACATAATCCGATATTGTTTGCGCGCTTCCTAGCACATCTAACTGAGTCCCACTGCTACCAAACCATAACTTGCGCTTTACAAATTGAAAAGACTTTACAGAGTTTGTAGAACCGAAAGCAGCGTCTGCTATACGTACAACACCATCCGCTATATCGTAAACAATCTGTCCATTTGACGTTCCGCTTACTACTGTCAACGCTCCCATATCTAGCTGAGTGCTACCTGCCAAGTATGTAGTGCTAAAAGAACCGCACTGAACAAAAGGCACGTCTGTTTCTTCTGATATGTCTATCTTTGTAGATGAGCTTGGGTCAGCAAGAAACGTCATAACTGTTGGCCTATTGTTATTACTTAAATCAAAGTCCATCACCGCTTGGAACAAACCATAACCAGCTTGCTGCGCACCACCAAGGCTAGGGTCAGTATAGTTAGTGTCGTTATCAATAGCCTTACCGCTAGATTTTACCATACCAAACTCGTCTATAATAACATTGTTAGCTTGTGCTAATTCATTGTCTTGTATAGAACGAGCGTTGGTCTTAGTGTTCAGACCACCATCAAAGCGTGTATACGTTTTGAATTGTTTAGGCATTAGTCCTTAATCTCAAAGTGTACAAGGTCATCAAAGCGATTGTCTTTGGTTTGTGTGTCTTGGTCCCAGTCTCCGCCCCATCTAATGTTCAAGCCCATTTGACTTGCTATACCTAACACATATCCACCAAAATAGTGAAACCTATCTCTATCTGTCCAGTCTATCGGGTACGGCGCAACATCCACAGCAATACTCGGATTCTGATTGTGCTTACCATTAGGATACTTAACTTTACTATTGCCTTTACGGTAAGCTTCGTTTTGACGTTCTTTGCCCCTATAGCCTTCAATAATCGTGCAATCATATTTCTTTACTACCTCCTTAAAAAGTTTTACCAACCTTTTATCGCAAGTGTCTAACTTTGATTTACTTTTACTGCTAAATCTAGGCATTACTTGTTTAAGACTTTTCCCATTACATCTTCAAAAACTTCGTATATAGCAGAGATAATCTTCTCTTCTGTATCTTCGTTTATAATAGGAATGTTTACATTCTTGTTAAGTTCGTCAATAACTTTTTGTTTGTTATCTTCGTTAAAAAGATATTCCATTACCATTTTTTGTAGCATATTAGCTCCTTATTTCGTTTTTTATTTTAATTATTAAATACACTAAAGTTGCAACTGACACTGCCATTTGTAACATCATAGGTAGGTTTGTCCACCATACTCCTACACCTACCGCTCCGTTTAAAACGGCTTTTGTCGAATCTATCATAGCTTTAACTGGCCTTTCCATTAATACGTCCTTTAAGGTACGCTAAATCGTCCGTTACATCATTTAATTCTTTTACGATATCTTCCCTATGTCTTTGACTTATATCGTCTGACTTATTCCATCTCTCTATCAACTTTATAACTATGCCTTCTACATTCTCTATCGTAGACTCCATCTTAGCTATAGCTTGGCGTATGCCATCCAAGTCTTCGTTTTGCGCTCTTTGGCTTTTCATTAGGTTTACTATCATCATTACAAACAATGATACGATAACACCTACCGCGCCATACTCTGCATACGTCTCAATCATTTACTTTTTCCAACTTTTCTTAGCGGTTGCTTGCGCTTTTTTATTAAGCTGTCCATAGTGGTACAAACGCACGCTAGATTTAGAATGTGTTTTACCAGAATGTAATTGACCGTTAGGCATTTTGTGCATACCGCCTTTATGCTCTTTGCCATCTTTCTTGTAATGCTTTACACCCATACCCATATCTACTTCTCCTCTTGATTGTAGGGGTATTTATTTTCGTCAGATAAAGCGTTTTTAAGAGCATCTATAAACGCCTGCCTACCAAATTGCAACTGTTGCAGATTAAATGTTGAAGTATCAATCTTTCTATTTAAATCTGCGATGTGATTTACCATTGTTTTTTGGTCGTCACTCATTGCGTTTATTTCGTACTCTTTGCCATCAAGGTTTAACATCGCGGCATTTTCTTTTTTATTTTCTTTTTTAGCCATTGTATCTCCTTACTTTCTTTTTAGTCCTAACTTTTGCATTAGGGTTTTGTTTTCTTCTTCAAGCTTCTGTATGTGCTGCGATTCCATACCTTCTACACTAGCAGTTAACACAGTAACTTTATTTTGTAAATCTTCAATCTTTCTTTCGTGTTCCGCAAATTTCATTTGTGCTTGATACCAAGAGCCAGTAACAATCGCAACTGCTACCATAGCTTTGATAAGAAAAGCAACAGAAATGTGAATTTGCGCATCTTCACTAATTGCGCTTTTCACTTTGCATACCAATCAATAGATTCTTTGACATCATTTGTTTTTAGGTCAAGCTCTCCATCAAAATTTGCTTTCCAAACTTTTACTTTTTTACCATTTCTAAATAAAACCACACTGGGGAAGTTTCTTAATCTTAGTTTCCTAACGGTTTCAGGAACTTTTTTTGAAGGTATAATCATCATCTGAGTTCCCTTGTAAGCACTATCACCTTCTACAATAAACTTGCCTTGATAAAATTTTTGTTTACTATCACTTGACCATTCAGCTGTAAACCTTACTAAATGCATCCCTTGATAAATAGCGCCATAGAAATTTTTATCAGTTACCTCTTGCTGACCAAAAGCTAACGCTAGTAATAATAAAAATCTCATCTTACTTTAATTCTTAAATCAATTACTTGTTGTCTTAAATCTTTAATTTCATCTTGCATTTCTTCAACTATATCGTAAATCTCGTCTTGTGTTTCCTGAAGATTGCCAACCTGCTGCTTGTATTGTTCATAACTTGGACTCCAATTATATCCTTCTGCTTTACTAGGGTATTCTTGAGAAAATAAAGAGACAGGAACAGGTAGCTCTTTAGCTTCTTGAATATCTGCTTGTAGCATATACCACATTCCAATAAGACTACTAAGACCCATTCCTCCAGCTATCATAGTTTGTAGAGATAAAGTAAACTTTGACCCTAATATCTTTTCTTCACTTATCTCTTTATTCATTTCTTACACCCGCACCCACAGCAACAACAATCTTTAGTTGTCATCTTCAGTCCTTGGTTTTGGTCTAGGTTTTGGTTTCTTGTTAATTATAATACTTTTAGTATAAACAGGTGTATGCATATGTCTTGTATCCCAGTATCTATAGTCATTTGTATTCCAACCTACAGCATACGCATTAGGCATATAACGATATTTAAAAGCAGAAGTATTATACACCTTTACCACTCTACCACTATCTGTATAAGTAATAGTTTTATATGGTACAGGTTCACCTAAGTCAGCGTTTGAAATCATCATACCTATTGCTAATCCTATTATAAATTCAATCATTAATTACTACCATTGTTAATTCTTTGTGCATCTATATACAGTCTATTAAAGTCCATTGCAACTGAATCCATTTGTAAATGTATTGTTCTCATTAACGAATCTACTTCAAACATTTCTTGAGATAATTCTGCTTCAGTCTTACCTATATAAAAATCCTGACAACTAAGTATGCTAACCATAAAGGCTATAACAAACCCAAGTATTACAAGTGAGTGTAAAGCTCGACTAGTATCTGCCCATTCGTTTAACTTCCTACGCATTTACCAAGGCTTTCCTTTTCCTGTAGTTGGATTTTCTTGAGCGTCTATTTCATTTGCAATTCCATCTTCTATTGATTTTACTTTATCATCCCCAAGTTTTGCTTTTACCCAACCAACAACTGTATCTTCATCAAGCTTGTCATATTCTACAAAACTTGATAAATCAGATGTATCTAAGTTAGTAACGTCATAAGTTCCACCAGAGTATGTAACTTTTTCACCATCTTTTGTTACTTCTTTTGAATCGTTAGCATTCCAATGAACAGATGTAACTACGTTTGATTTACTATCTTTTGAAATCTCGTAGTCTAATGTATTTATTGACCATTTAATTGCCATTTTTTAACTCCATATTATATTTAATTTTTTCTTTTACGCATTAGCCACAATATAGAACACAAGATACAAGCTTAACACCTGTGTTGCTATCTCCTATGGTTACTTTACCTATTGTCTTGCTTCTAATAATATCATCATCTTGCACTTTTGCTGTTCCATCACCATTTGATTCTAATAAATCACCACCTTGACAAGCACCAGTAACTTTAATAGAGCCAATTCCTACTGAAGCAACCATTGGTTTATTATCATCATTAAAACTTGAAAGAACTCCATAAACTCTTTTATCACCTACGCTATCTGACACTTTAATCTTTGCGTGGTCTGCTCTTGTTTGTCCTGCCTTGCTGTGCGATTCACCAGTTTTATAATCTGTATCTGGATATACATCAAGTTCATCAATAGTAGATACTACTGTACCTATTGCAGTATCAGTTGGTATTCCACTTGATTCGTGGCTACCAGAAAATCCATTATAGCTTACTGTGCTTCCAGAAATAGATATTGTACCT